TGTGGTATGGCATATTTTAGTAATTTTATATAATATATTATATGTATGGTATGGCATATTTTAGTAATTTTATATAATATATTATATATGTATGGTATGGCATATTTTAGTATTTATATATTATATGTTTTCTATCCATTCCAAGCAAAAAAAAAAATTAACGAAAAAAAAAGGATTTAAAAAAGTTATAAAACTTTTTTAAATCCTATTTAAAAATATAACATATATATATAAATGTTATATAATTTTTTTAAATAACTAACTATAAAATAATTAATCAATCTTAAAAATATTTTTTTATTCCTCTTCTTCGTCCTCGCTTTCGTCTTCGAAATCTTCAATATTTATATTATTTAAGCCTCCCCCTTCTTCCTCGTCGTATGTAACTATTATATTATGTATATCTTCGCCGTCGTCGTCGTTGTAAATATTATACATATTTAATATATTATGATTATTATTATATATATATGTTTCTTCGTCCGGTTGGGTGTAATAATTAAAGGGGTTTAAATGGTTTATATATATAACCGAATTTTCAAAAAGATTTTTAAAATTTTCATCATTTTCTTCATTTATACATATAAAAAAATTTTTATTAATTTGAATTATTATTCTATACTCATTATTAAATATTATATTTAATGCGTTTCTGCTTCCGTGTCCTTCTGCTGTTTCTTCGTCCTCTTCTACATAATCGATTAAATCATCTTTTTCTAAAAGGTTATTTAAAAAATCTTTTTTTTCCTGTTCTGGGTCTCTTGTTTCTCCTGGTTTTCGTCTTCCGTTTGCTCTTTGAAATCCTAACAAATAAATTATATTTTTAATATCTGATTGGGTTAAATTTTCTTTATATATATATGTTTCTTCGTCATCTTGATAATAAAAAATATTTTTTATTGATTGGGTTAAAAAATCTAAATCAATATTATTTTTTATATCTTCACTAACCATTTTATAAAATTCATCTTCTGGGCGGTATTCGTCAGAATTTAGATGATAAATATTATTTAAATACTCTAATATATAATATATTGGATCACATAAAAAAGAATTTTCAAAATATTTTAAAGTTCTAAAATCTATATTTATATTTTTTATATCATTATTATTATTTAGAATTATTAAAGAAAATGAAAACTCATTAATATTTTTTTCTATTTCAATATTATTAGTAGTATTATTATAATATATATTTAATGTTCTTTTATTTCTTTTAAGTTGTCTTTGTTCTTCTCTGTTTTGTCTCTCAATTCGTTTTATATTTTCGCGGTTTTGTCTTTGTCGTCTTGTTGTTTCTACTATTTTATTTAAATCAAATTTCATTAAATTTCTATTATTACAAATAGGACACTTTTTCGCCCCTGTTGCTCCTGCTCCTAATTTAGAAAAACAAGGACAACAAATAATATTTTTATTGTTACAGTCTAAGCACTTAAAATAAAAATCTATATAATTTATATCTGTTTTATTTTCATAACAAATAGGGCACTCATCATTCAAATTTTCAAAATTAGGCATATTATATATATTATTATATTCTTGTTTATTTCTTTCTATTTCTTGCTCTTCTGTTTCGTCTTCTTCGTCTTCTTCTTCCTCTTCTTCGTCTTCTGGTTCTATATATATATTATAATCTAAATTAATATTTAAAGTGTTATTATTTCTAAAATTTTTATTAGTTATATAATAAAACATTTTATAAATACTAAATAAATTATTATTAAAATTATTATTATTAACAATAAAAAAAGATTTTTTAACATTCAATGTTATTAATAAATAATAGGATATATAATATATATTTTTTTTATTTGTTTCTGTTTCATCTGGTCCGCTTATTAAATCGATTACTAATTTAATTAATAAAATTTTTTTGTGTTCTAAATTTTTAAATGGTATATCATATTTATATATATATTTTTCATCATCATTTAATATATATATTTTTTCATCTACATTAATATGTATATTATAAAGTGTTTCAAGTTCATTAAAAACATCTTTATATTTTATTATATACTCATTAATATTTTCTGGGCGTTTATTAATATCATAATCATTTAATATTTTTTGGTGTTTTTCATCTTGTAATTCATTAAAGCGGTTTAAATTTTGGGCGTGATTTAATCCACCATCAAAAACAGGAGAAGCGGAACGAGAAGAAGAAGCGGAAAGACTGAACATTTATATATATAAAATTTAAATATAATTTATCTTTAAATAACTTTTTTTTTTTATTTTTTTAAAATTTTGATTTTTTGGGGACTTGTAAAAAATATTTTTTTTTTGCTTGGTGTTGCTGGATTCACTAATAAAATATTTTTTACAAGTCCAAAAATATTTTTTACAAGCCCCCCAAAAAAAAATATTTTTTACAAGTCCACAAATAAATTTATTTATTTTAAAACAAATTAATAAATTTTTATTTTACTAATAAAACCAACAACAAAAAACAAAAAAAAAAATTTTACTAATGAATCCAGCAACACCAAGCAAAAAATAAAATCACTAAAATCACTGAAAAAAGTATTTACCAGTTAGATACCTATTTACCAGTTAGAAAGGGGTATAATCCGTTTTTGATCTTCCTATCAACTTCATATTTGTAAATTTGATTAGCAAGAGTATTAACAGACTTAAGTTTATCACCTTTAATAACACTAATACCATACAACTTAGCATAATATTTTAAATTCTTATAATCCATATTATATAATATAATTACAAAATATTTTTTGTAATTATATTATATAAATGCCTACACCTAAAGATCAATCTCTCTATAATGAAGCAAGAAATTTTATTATGAGTAAATATAAAAAGAATTCTGCCTACGCATCAGGAGCAACTGTAAAACAATATAAACAACAATTCAAGAAAAAATATGGATCAGAAACTAATCCATATTTAGACGATGGAAAAACAAAAAATCTTAAAAGATGGTTTGAAGAAAAATGGATTGATATAAACCCTTTACTAGGAATAACAAATGACAGTGCATATCCTGTATTTAGACCTACTAAAAGAGTGTCATCTAAAACACCAACTATATTTCAAGAAATACCAAAAGACAATCTAAAAGAACAATACAAATTAAAACAACAATATAAAGGAGAAAGAAATCTACCAACATTTAAAAAACTACCATAAGATATTTCTTGAAAGATTGTTCGCACTATAACCATTACTTTTCCAATTTCCCTTCATCTCCGCAGTACGTCTTAAATAGTTATATTGCCTCATTGGATCATTATGGTATGTATAATCCTCATACCCCATTTCTCCAAAATTAACTTTTTTACCTTCAGGACTTATAATATAATATTTTTTATTTTTTGTTTTACTTCTATAAAGAACTGCATTATGACCATAAACTTCAAATGCTTTTCGTTGTGCTTTTTCTGGATCTGAATACATCCAAATATCATCATTTTCAGGAAATCGTTGTGTAAAATTCATATATAATTATATATTATATTATTTTTTTAAATACCTTTTTTTAAACTTTTTCTTCATTTTTATTCTTATGATTTTCTAATTCTAAAACATCTATTTTTTCTTCACCTTCTACATCTCTCACTAATTCGCAACCGCAACATTTACAAGACTTACATTTTGACTTATATATTATTTTAGTAAAACCTAATAAACAACCAATACCTGAAGTAATAACAAAAGACCAAAATACAGCATTAAATGTTTGAGTATCCATTTTATAATATTTAATTAGAAATTAAATTATATATTAAATAAGAGTCATAAGAGTAAATTGAGTTGAAATATTAAACTCTTGGTTTTGAGATTGGTCACCATACCACCATAATCGTATTTCTAAATTATTTACAGCACCACTAAAATCAAAATAATCAATCATAGTGACACTCATAGGATTTTGAGAACTTGCTGTATAACCAGAGTTATTAAACCATTGAGCAAATGGAGTAGATTGTCTATAATTAAATCCTTCATAAGTATTACTATTTCCGTCTATAAAATCAATATAACAAGCAAGTCCCTTATCACTTGGTCCCGAACCTACATTAAAACAATTAATTCCAAAATTGACCGCCCAAGTTCCATATAAAAATTGAGTAGGAAAAGCAATAGTATCAGTTCTAACAATATCCCAATTATTTGTTCCAGTTTGCGGATATGAAAATGAACCATTCCATTTACGAAAAAATGATATACCCATAGGATAGTTATTCCACCTAACAACACCACTATTTGCTAAATCGCCAGTTGTAAAACCAACTATTCCAGTTGTAGAATTAGTATTAACAAAAAAATTTTCACCGCAACTCAACTGAATATTATCACCACTATTCAAACTAATTACTCCACCATTTGGAGCATTCAAAGTAATATCCCCAGCACTTTGACAAATAATACTTCCAACGAGAGTTCCGCTATTTGTTGTCAAACTAATATCGTTGTTTCCTCCGTCTCCATTACCACCAATTAAAGATATACCCATAGCGTTAGAGGTTAATGTAATAGTATCGTCTGCGGTCAAAGACATAGTATCATTTGTCGCAGTCATAGTAATAAAATCACTTGCGTTTAATTGTATTCCAGTTGAATTAATAACAGCATTATCACTTGAACTTAATGTTAAATTAGACCCAATCGTGGAAGAAAGAGTATCAAGATTAGTAATATCATTTGAGTTCATATTGAAATCGCAATTTACATCCAAACCAGTTGCTAAAGTCGTAGTTAATCCAGTTGAAGCAGAAATACCTACATATACTGGCGTTGGTGTGTTTAAATCACCAGCAATAGTTATAGAAGTTGGTAATATTTCAATAGCAGAAAATCCATTAGAAGAATATCCTAAAAGTGTATTAGGCACTAAACTTGTTTGAAGTCTATTATCTAAAGGTTGAATACTCATATATATATATTTATTTAGATTTTATTTTATGTCATTTTTGTAATTATCATTTTTAATGAAAATGTTAAACTAGATATTGAACTAGCAACTGTAACACCATATGTTGTCCCAGTATAAGAACAAGTTTGACCTGAAGATTGAGAATTAAAATTTAAATTTGTTCCTACATTACTATTAATTCCAAATAAATATAAATTAGCATTAGTACCATTAGTTATAGGTTGTAAAACGGCATTACCTGTTGCAACACCATAAGAATTATTTAATTGTGTTGTTGATGAACCTGTCCCAGGATACACTACAGTTGTTGGAGTTGTATCAGTATATAAAACAAAAGAACAACTATTACCAAAATTAACACTTCTATTAAAAGTAAAAGTCCAAGTTGTACCCACACCACCAGTATAAGGTGCAGAAGATGTAAATGTAAATGTTGATGGATTATTATTCGCTATAGCAGTTGAAACAAAAGCTGTTGTTGCAATTAAAGTAGAAGAATCACCAGCAGTTGGTGTTGGAGCAGTTGCAGTTCCTGAAAATGCTGGATTAGCTAATGTGGCTAATTGATAAGTATTACTACCTTGTGATGAACCTTGAAAAAAAGGTAAATTATTTAATGAATAATATTGACTATAACCAAGAGGACTCGAAGGTTGCAAAAAAGAAGTTAAATTTTTTATATTTATATAACCTAAAGAAAATGAATTTGAAGCAGTAAATGTATTATTAGTATTTAATTGAACATAACCTGAAATACCACTAATTGCATTAGATACAAAAGCAGTTGTAGCAATATTTGTAGAACTATCTCCAGAAGTTGGTGTAGGAGCAGAAGGATTCCCAGTTAATACTGGACTATCTAATGGTGCATAATTTAATAAGTCATTTTGTAAAACTAATTGATTTGCACCTCCACCATTTGTACTAAAATAAGGGTCACCATTTAATGATATGTATTGACTATATCCAGAAGGAGAAATAGTAGGTGCTGTCAAATCCGCTATATTAACATAACCTTGAGTAAATGTGTTCATAGCACTATAAGTGTTATTACCACTATATAAGTTATTACCAGAATATGTATTACTACTTGTTATATTTGGAGTAAATGATATACCACCATAAAAAAAAGATGCTATTAATTGAGGTAAATTTGGAGATGAATTAACACTCCAAATTTGTAATCCACCTGCAGGATTAACTCCTCCTCCTGCACCTTGTGCATAACAAATTAAATCAGTTTCACCACCACCACCACTTTTATTCCAATAAAAACCAAGACCGGCATTATTACCTGTTGAACCAGTAGGAAATGAAGTTGGAAAATATAAATTTGTATCTCCTCCATCACCAGAAATAGGAATTGTCGTTCCATTAGTTAAACTTAATAAACCACCACTTATAACAACATTTTGAGCATTAAATGTTTGAGTTGTTGCTGGTGATAAAAATGTATTATTTGAAGTAGTAATAACATTACCACCACTACCACCAGCACTAAATTGTTTTGAACCATCTGGAAACTGTAAATAATTAACACCATCAACACCATTTATATTTATATTTGAATTTGCATCTAATATATCATCTAAAGTTGTAGTTCCAATATTAGTCATTCCAGATAAGTTTATATTACCTTGAGCAACTGGATACTGAAGATAATTTGCATTTAAATATTCTGTAGTAACACCATTAACAATCGATACCACCCATAATGAAGGATTAAATATAGAACCTTGTTGATTAGTTGGTGCAGGATAAATACTCATTTATATATATTAATTAAAAAGATAAAAAAAAATATCTAATAATTAATATTATGAATAAAAAAGCAGAATTAATTGATTGGTATAAAAAAATCCCTTCTAAATATTTAACTAAACAACATAATCCAAACTATAATAAACACGGTATTAACTTACCATTTAGAATGCTGATCATAGGTGGTTCAGGTGCTGGAAAAACTCAGACTTTAATGAATCTAATACATAATATGGATAAAACTTTTAATGATATATATATAATTACAAAAAATAAATCCGAACCAATATATGAATACTTAGAAGATAAATATAAAGGTAAAGATGTAAAAGTTGTTGAAGGTATAAGTAATGCACCAAATTTAGATAAAGACATAGATAAAAAAGACCAAACATTGATAGTTATGGATGATTTAGTTTTAGAAAAAAATCAAAAACAATTGGAAGAATATTTTATCAGAGCAAGAAAACAAAATGCAAGTTTAATCTATATTTCCCAGTCTTATTTTGCAGTGCCACAAATAATAAGAAAGAATCTTAATTACCTTATTATTAAACGTTTAGCAAATATTCCAGATTTATTTAGAATACTCCGAGAATATAGTTTAGGAATTGATAAAGATAAACTACTTAAGTTATATGAAAATTCTATTAAAGATAATAAACAAGATTTCCTTTTAGTAGATCTTGATGCTGAACCAGAAGATAGATTCCGTAAAAATTTTAATGAAATATACGAAATTTAAAAAAATTTTTTTCTTTTCTAATTAATATATATGTTAATTAGAAACGTTAAATCAAAATACGATTTGGAACAAAAGAAAAAACAATTAAGTGATTATTTAGGACTTCAAATTCAAAATGAAGAAATAAGAGCAAAAAGACAAGCAGATTATAAAAACCCTAATAAACCACCACCTGTACCACCTCAATTTAAATCAGCAAATGAAATTCAAGTTGATAGTTTAGAACAACAAAAAGAATTAATTGATAATTTAAAAAATATTGGTATTGCTCAATTAGTGGCAAATCAATTTAGTCAAAATTTATTACAAGAAACAGGAGGTATTGCTAATCTTACTAAATTTAATAAATTATTTCCACAATTAAAAAAACAAATTACTGATAAAATAAATCCTGCATATGCAAATACAGATGATTTAATGAGTTTATGGAGAGAATTTGATGATGAAGTGGAAAACACTTTAAAATATTCAGGTCCTAATCCAACAAATATTTTTGGAACAAATAGTCCAAGTGCAAGACAAAATACATTATCAACAACAATAGCGACTTATGAAGATTATCAAGATTTAGATTCAATATTTGCTATTTTACATACAACACCAAATTTTGGTCCAATATTTGATGGAATAGTACCAATTTATTTATTAACAAATTTTATGGTTTATGTTCAATCTAATGATTTTTATAAAAATATTTTTTTATTTCCAACATTATTAGAAAACAAATTCAATAAAATGATGAAAAATTTAATAACAAAATATCATTTTCCAACTAAAGCACAATTAGATGATCAAAAAGCAAAATTAAAATATGAAATACAAAATAACAATCCAAATAGTTGGATTTTTCCTTTAAAAGCAATAGTTAATTTATTAAGTATAGTAACTCAAAAAGGTTTTGATTATTTAAATGAAATTAATACAGAACTTGTAAAAGAAGTTGCAAAAATTGATAGAACAAACACAATTCAAAATTATAATAATATTCAATCTCAAGCAGTAAATCCACCACCAAATCCACCAAATCAATCAAATCAACCTCAAAATTATTTATTAACTAATTATAATCAACCAACTTCATCAACTTCAACTCTTACAACATCTTCAAGACCAATGTTGGAACATATGTTAGAAGATAGAAATATTATTGTAACACAACAACAACAATTAGAAAGAAATGCTAATATACAAAATCAAAATCATATGCAACTTGTAAATAGACCTAGAAGAACTGGTTCAACAACTGTTTCAGGAAGAGATAATATGATTGTTAGAAAACAAAATCAAGTATATACACCTATAGAAGAAAATACTTCAAGAAATGAAGCAAGAATAGTTGAAAAAGTTAAACCAGGAAGAAGAAAATCAATTACTGTTTCAGGAAAAGATAATATAAAATCAAATGCACCTCCAGAATATGGTGCATTACCTGAAAAAAGAACTAAAGGGAGACCTAAATTAAAATCAAATGAAGGTAGAGCAAGATCAATAACAGTTATAAAACCAAATGAAAATGTAGTTAAAAAATTTGTATCTAAAAAAGCAAAAGAATTATTAAAAGAATTAAAATTAGTGAAAAAATTAAATAAAAATAATTCCGTTATACCAAATTTAAATAATATAATTGAAGAAAAAATTGATGAATATGAAGGTATTATAGTAAGTGGAAAACAAATAAATGATTCCAATATTTTAAATAGTTATAAAATTAAAATTGATGATGAAAAAAAAGAAATAGGTGAATTAAAAGATAAAATAATTAAATTAAGAAAACCATATACATTAAAATCTCAATTTAATAAACCAAATTCAGGTATAGATAAAGAATTAATAAAGAAAGTTGAAAAACAAAAAGAAATAACAGGTGTAGGTTTAAAAGATAATAAATATTCTTTTGTAAAAGCAAGAATTAAAATAGGTAAAGGATTAACTGTAAATGAAGATGAACCAAGATTTCAAACATTTGGTAAATACATATTACATATACCATTTTTAAAAGAAAAAAATATATTAAATTTTAGATATCCATCAACAGGTATGATACCATCAATTAAACCAGTTGAAATTAATGATAATTATAAAGAATTTATATTAGATTTATTAGATACAGGAAAAATAAATAATAGACATTATGAAACATTATCACAACCTGAAAAAGATCATTTTATTAAAGTTGCTAGAGGTGCAAAATTGTTAGATAGTTTAAAGATTAAAAATAATCTTGAAGATAATGAAACAAAAGATTTAAGGAGATTGGAGTTACTATATGGTGAGTATAAGGCAGGAAATGATAATGAAAAAATGATAAAAGAAGCAAAAGGATTAATAAAAAAATATATAGCAAATGGAGGATTAAATAAAAATAAAGGTTTAGAAATGTTATTAGATTATCAATAAAAAATAAAATCTTTTTAATAATATATAATGCCTATTACTTTAATATTAAATCAAAATAATATTGTTGAAAATTCAGGAAACTCAAGTTTTTTATACAACTTTCCACAAGGAGGTTATCAATTTAAAGATCAATTTATAGCAGTACAACAAATATCTATGTATAATTCAGTTTTTAATATTTCTAGTGCAAATAATAATAATAAATTTAGTTATATATGGGTGGATGGCACCACAGTGAATATAACACTACCTGATAGTTATTTAAGTGTTAGTGAAATAAATGCATATATGCAATCTGTAATGGTTGATAATGGTCATTTTTTAATATCTGGTACAAGTTATGTTTATTTATTAGAAATAGTTGTTAATCCTTCAAGATATGCTGATCAAATAAATTCATATGTTATTAGTTCAACAATAGCGACTAATAATACTTGGACTCTACCACCAACTGCAACTTGGGTATTACCTACAAATGCTATATGCCCTATGTTTGTTGTACCTAGTACTAATTTTCAACAACTAATAGGTTATACTGCTGGTAATTATCCAAATAGTGTAATTGCAGGAACACCACCAGCACAAACACAAACACCGTCATATACATCAACACAATCATTTTTATCATCTACAGCACCACAAATAGTTCCTCAACCATATTATTTATGTACTTGCACTTTAGTTAATAATAGACTTGCAATACCATCTCAACTTCTATTTTCATTAACACCTACTGGTTCTGGTTTTGGAGAATTATATACTGTTCAAATGTCTGAATTAGCATTCAATAAAATTGAAGATGGGCATTACACTCAATTTGTATTTAGATTTGTAGATACATTAGGAAATCAAATTATATTACAAGATCCTAATACAAATATATTATTAGTTATTAAAACTAAAGCAGAAATGTCAATGACCTAAAAAAAAAATACCAAAGGTTATTTTATATTCAATAAAAAATATCTAGTTTAATTATATATATATGCCAAGACAAATAATAAGAAGAAAAGCAAATGGTGGTTTCAATGTTAAACCTACTAAATATGGAGGTTTTCTTCGTCTAATGAGAGGTAAAACACAAGGTGGAGGTTTAGGTGAAGAAGTTTATGATAACTTAAATAAAGGTATAAACACTGTTACAAATAATATAGGAAAGTTAAAAATAAAATCTAATAAACCTAGAAAATATATTTCTTTAAATCTATAAATAAAATTAATTTAAATTAAATTAATTTTATTTTTTTCTATTTCATAATTTATATATATAAATGGCAGATAATCTAGTGTTTGAAGAATCTCTTAATACTGAAATTGATAGTAGTGAATTTATTTCAAAAAAATGGGTCTATGTAAATGATAATAATGTAGGGAATTATACATCTCAAGTCGTCATCGACTCGACACCCCTATCCAATGCCGGACAGTGGATAAATTGGTCGGAAGCGTTCATAATGATGCCATTGGTGGTTCAATTAACATCTGAAGATCCTGCTAGTATATCAACTAATGTTAATAGAACAGATTGGACTTGGGCATTTAAAAATGGATATTGGAATTTATTAAACTCAATGACAGTTGAGTTTAATAATCAGAATGTAGTCCAACAAACTCCATTTTTAAACGTGTTCCGCAGTTTTAAGGCAATGACAAGTTTTAGTTTAGATGATATCGTTAATGTTGGATCAGATATTGGTTTCTATCCAGACTCATCAACAAGTTGGTCTTTTAATAATAATTCAAATGATGTTACAAATTCTTTAATTGGTAGGGGTGTAAATGCTGGTATTCAAAATAATGCCAATAATCCTAATGTTGATACTAATACTTTATTATCAAACGAAACACAAATATTAAATTATGTAACTTCATATGGTGCTTCTGGAGTTGCAGGACCCCCTGTATATGGTAGTGAAGTGGGAACAACAGGAACATATCCATTATCATTTGGTGGTGCTCCAAGTAATGGATATTTATTAACAACATCAAGTAATTATAATGAAGGTTTATTAAAAAGGCAAGAATATTTAAATTTTGATACAACATATTCAGGATTAAATCAAAATTTAATATATAATACCGCTAGTTGCAAACAAATATATAAAAATTTTTCAGTAACATCAGCAGGTAGTGTATATTGGAATGTTTTTGCTAAATTAAGATTAAAAGATTTAGCAGATTTTTTTGAAAAAATGCCTTTATTAAAAGGTTCTACAATTAGATTTTACATTAATACAAATCAAACATCAGTTAGTTTTAATACAACTAATGGATTAGTTAGTGGGGTTTCTGGAAACGATATTACTACTTATTCCGCTTTACAAGTTACTAATGTTAATACAATAGGTGGTTTATCAAACCCTTTTATTATCGCCTCAAATCAACCAGGACAAGGTTGTTCCAGTTTAATTCCTGATAATTATGTTCTTTCTGTATCAATTTATAAAAATAATTTTCCTTTAGCTCCAGGTTCAACAGCTCAACCTGCAACCTGTGCTCTACAATCTTGTAGATTATATGCACCATTATATACTATGAATCCTTTGGCAGAATCAAAATATTTAAGTTTAACACCAACTAAAAAAATTATGTATAAAGATATTTTTCAATATCAATTTAGTAATATTTCTGGACCATTTAACATCTTAGTAACGAATGGAATAAGTAATATTCAATCTGTATTAGTAGTCCCGTTTTTATCAAAATCTCAAACAATTACTTCTGTAACAAGTATAGGGACAAGTACAGGCGTTACACCACCAAGCACAACAGTATTAACAGGTGGAGCAGTTACGCCTTTACAATTTTCAGCACCTCAAAATCCATTTAGTTCAGCACCTGCTACACCAGATCCAATTGCTCTTACAAACTTCAATATTTTAGTTTCTGGGGTTAATTTATTTTTGAATAATGAAAATTATGATTTTGAGGCGTTTTCACAGCAATTATCAAACTCAAATCAATTAAATGGTGGATTAACAACAGGATTAGCATCTGGGTTAATTGGTCCAAAAGATTTTGCAAGTTTATATAGATATTATTATGGCGATGCATCTAGAATATTACCAAGTGAAGAAGGTGTTTCAAGATCAGTTCAAATTGTTGGACAAGTATCGAATTCTAATCTTGCAGTAGATCTTATGATTTTTGTTGAATTTATGAAAGAGATCACAATTGATATTTCAACAGGTGCAAGAATTGAGTAAATATATTATTAATATTTTATTTTAGAAACTGTATTTTAAAAATAATTAATTTAGAAACTGTATTTCTAAATTAATTATTATCTAATTCATAAATTATATATAAGAATGAATTTAATTCCGCATCAATTAGGTTTAACACATCAACAAGCAAAAAAATTAATTATGGGTAGTCCAATAATTTTACCACATTCACAAATGGGAGCACACGCTGGAGAACATATAGTTAATCTTATGCCACAAAATGCTAGAAAGTTATTAACTGCTTATAAAAAAGGTAAAGGTTTAAAACTACATTTAACACCACACGAAATACACCATACTTTACATCACGGTGAAGGATTTAGTTCTTTTTTTAAATCTGTAGGTAATACTATTAGTAATGCATTAAAAAATCCTGCTGTAAATGCATTAGCAAAACAAGGGGCGAAATATAGTGCAAAAGTGGCAGGTACAGCATTAGGAGCAGCGTTAGGTAATCCAGAAGCAGGTTCAGCATTAGGTGATGTATTAGGTGCTAGTGCTGAAAATGCTATTGCTGATCACGCTTTAAAAGGTAATGTTAAAGGAACAACAAAACAAAAAGCAAAAATGATAGCAAAAGATGCTATACAAAAAGCAGAAGAATCATTACCTCATTCATTAGAAATGATAGCATCTCAACCATCAAGAAGAGGTGGTGGTATAAAAAATCATCATTATACAACTAAAAAAGGAGATGCTTATCACCATATAGGTCATCATAATGTTTTAGAAATGGATGCACCATATTCAGGAGGTAAAATAAGAAAATCAAGGGGTAGTAAAGGTAGTGCAGAAATGAAAGAGAGAATGGCGAGATTAAGAGCAATGAGAAAAACTGGAGGAAAAATTAATCTTAAACATTTAGGTAGTGAAATTTTAGGTGGATTAAAAAAAGTAGGTCATTATGTTATTCCAGTTGCTACAGGTGCATTAGGTGCTGCCGGAGGAGAATTTTTAGGAGGTCCATTAGGTGGTCTTGCAGGTCAAGCAGCAGGATCATATGCTGGAGATCAAATTAATAAAAAACTAGGTATAGGAATAAGAAGAAGAGGGAGACCTAGAAAAGTTGGTGGGAATTTAGCAGATATGAGTGCTCCATATAAACAAGCATTAAAATATAATTTCGGTGGTCTTGAATTAGTTGGTCACGAAGTTATTGATAATAAACCTGTAAGTGCTTTTAAAACAAATCCTAGAGTAAGACCAAGTCCAACAGCAATGACTTTATCACCATATCAAAGATTAGATAGTCCAGCAATGAATCCATTTGTTCCTACAAGATACACTCAAGAAGGAGGGACAAGTTGTGGATATGGAGGTAAAGGTTTATATACATTAAGCGGTAAAGGTTTATATACAATGGGGGGACCTTAAAAAAAATATATATATAGTAATTATTTTTTTAATTAATTTAAATTAAATAAAAAAATATCTAATGTATATAGTATATAATAAAATGAAATATTCCGAAATGAATGAAGAACAAAAAATTGAATATAGAAAAAAACAATTACAATATTATGAAAATAATAAAGAAAAAATTAGAATAAGAAACCAAAAATATTTTGAAAAATATTATGAAGAACATAGAGATGAGATTTTAGAAAAATATAGAAAAACAGATAATCATAAACTAACAGAAGAAGAAAGAAAAGAAAAACAAAGACAATATAAAATAAAATGGTATAATAATAATAAAGATTATTTTTTACAAAAAGCGAGATATTATAGAAGTAAAACTTATATACATAATAAGAGAGGGATTTTGTTCTCAACACTTTTATATCCTAATAGAACTAATGGAGTTTTTTATAGTGAAGTTGAATTGGATTTTGAAGAATAAAAAAAATATATAAGAAAAAATAAAATCTAATATATAATATATAATGAGTTATTTAAAAAAAGATTCGGATTTTGGAATTTCAAATGAAGAAAAAATTATAAGTATAATTAAAGAAAAGTTTGATAAGAACTTAGAAAAAATAAAAAATAATTTATTTGTGTTTGATTTTTCATCTGATAAATGTTATGTAGAATTAAAGACAAGAAGAAATATAAAAGATAAATATCCAGATACAATGATAGGATATAATAAAATAGTTTATGCAATGCAGACAGATAGACCTGTTTATTTTTGTTTTCAATTTGAAGATGGTTTGTATTATTATGAATTTGATAAAGAAGATTTAAATAATAATAATATAATAGTAAAAAAGGGTGGTCGTAAAGATAGAGGTAGATATGAATATAAAGATTATGCTTTTATTAAAACAAATATTTTAAAATTAATTTGTTAATATATAATTATATATGCTAACAAATTTTGATATAGAAAAGTTATGTAGGAGATTAGATTTACCATTAGTTGGTGTATTTAGTAAAGATGAATTAAAACATCAATCAACTGAAGTTGGATCATATTATATAAATTTAATGGATAGTGATAAAGAAAATGAAGATGGTAATAATGGGTCTCATTGGGTATATGCTAGGATATATTATGATGATGATGAAAGTGATAGTAGTGAAGATAGTGTTGTCGTTTGTAATGCTATTTATTTTGATCCTTTTGGATTTGGTATGCCTAAAGATGTAGCAAATTTTTTAAGTAAATTTAAACCAGTATATTGTAGTAATAGAGAAATACAAAATATTAATTCAACTGAATGCGGATGGTATTGTATTGCTTGCGATTATGATTTAACTCATTATAGACTTGCTAATGCATATAAAGGACGTAATGAAACTTATTTTAAAGAATTTGAAAAGTTCATTAATTATTGGAGTGATGATGTAAAAAAGAATTTAACTAAATTAAAAGAATTTTTTAATAGAATAGGTATTCATTATTTATAAGCAATTACAAGCATTATTCCATCTGATATTTGTTTATTAATATAATTAACATATTTTTCTTTTTTTAGTGTTACAGGTGATATTTGTCTAAAGCGATAATAATTATCAGTCACGTCAATTTTTTTAAATACATAATTATGCTCTATAATCCAGTCTATTGCTTGTCTTATTGTAAATTTATCTTTATTTAATAAAACACTCTGAACTTTACTTGACATTTAATAATATATATATTAGAAAAAAAATATATAGTAAATTTATTTTTTAATTAATTTTTAATTTAATTTAATTTAATTATAAAAAAATAATATCTATATATAAATTATATATGAATATTTTAATAAGCAAAGTTTTAGAAAAACTAGAAGAAAACGAAATTGAATGCAGTAATTCCAGTGCAAATTTGGTGAATCCTGAAAACTACGACAATCTGATTTTAGACGATGAAGAAAAAATTGAGACTGATGAATATGGGTTGAATACGATTCCAGTATATACTAAAAAGACATATACACAAGCACATAGACGAGCACAACAAAAGTATAGAAATAAATTTCCTGAGAAGTTTCAAGAGATGCAAAAAGCAATATATGATAGAAAATCTAAAGATGAAGAATGGAAGAAAAAGTTTAACGAAAGAAGTAGAGCAAATAATAAAATATATAGAGAAAAGAAAAAAGAGGAAATGTTAAAAAATGGAGTTGAAATCAAACCTAGAGGAAGACCTAGAAAAGTAAAACCTGAACTTGTTCCTGAAATTAAAATACAAAATATTATTAATCCTATTTGAAAAAATATATAGGAGCAAATTTTTTTTATAAAAATATATATAGAATAATTATTTTTTTTAATTTACGTTTTAAATTACAAAAAAAAATTATCTCATATATAGTATATATAACATATTATGGGTAGAAAATCAAAAATTGAAATTTTGACTGAGAACGTTTTGAAAAACTTACGAACTATTAGAGGACAAGTTCCTCATCAAACTTATAGTGCATTAGAAAGAAGAATTATTGCATCAAATAGAACTGATACACTTAATAAAATTAATAATGATATTGATCAAGTAAAAACTACAAATACAGAAAATAAAAAAACAATAAGAGAAATAAGAACTTATAGAAGACAACCTGTTCCTGAAGTGAGACCTGTTGAAGAAGAAGAAAGAAATATTATTAACCCTGTTACAAGATCTTATAGAAGTAGTGAAACTCATAAACGAGATAAACGAGATCTTGTTAATCCTGTAGGAGCAAAAAAAAGAAGATATACATCAAGAGTTAATGATGCAATTAAATTTTATAAATCAGTTAGATATAATTTTCCAGATACTTTAAATGAATTTCAATTATATAAAAATATAGAATTTATTATTAACAATATTGAACCTGATGCAACAAGTGCAACAATATTTTATAAAAAAAAAGAAAGTGATGATAGTGAAAGAATTAGAATGGTTAATGTAAATAGTAATTGGTTGGAAAGTTATGAAACATTTTCAGATTTTTTAAGAGAATTAGAAAGTGGAAAATATAAATGGACTAATAAATGGAAAAAGAATGAAGAAGTTGGTAGTGATGCAGTTGATAAAAATGAAGAAATTTTAATATATACTTATTTTGATATTAAATCTACAAATATAGCAAAATCAGGTAATGGAGAAAGTAATAAATGTTTATTTAAAGTTAAGGGTATTGAAGAGACTAAAAAAACTAATGGTAAAAGACAAATTAAAGTTGGTGATTGTGGTAAAAAAAGTTTATTAGAAATTGTAAATGATTTAGAAATATTTAATTTAGTTGATAGAACAGATCATAGAGAGTTTAATACAGTTGAAAAAATTATTGATTTTATAATTAAATATAATTTAGATATTTCTATTATGTGTAATTCATTTTTATTAAAAAAATCGCATAGAGATATTATTAATGCAAATAAAAAAGAAGAAGTTATTGTTGGTAATAAAAAATTTTATGGATCAAATATTTTAATTGATGATGTAGATCTTGTATATTTATATGGTAATGGGGAAAATAAAACAATTCTTTATGACGAATTTAATCAACATTTTGATGTTATTGAAGAATTAAAATTTGATGATAGTGTTAGAATTTTATTAGATAGTAAAATTATTAAAGATGGTGAAATTATATTTACACCAAGAGAATTGAATTTAAATAATAAAGCAAAAAATCCAACTGAATTAAGATATTTATTTTTTGATTATGAAACAGTTATTGATTTTGAAATGAATAGTTGTATGAGACCTTATAGTATTTCAATATTAAATTTAAATAATGATGAATTAGAGAAATTAAATAAAGCAGATGAAGAAGGTGATATTGAAACTGTAAAAAATATTAGAGAAGAACATTGTGTGACGTTTCTTGGATTTGATTGTAATGAAAAATTTATTAAATGGATTGTTGATAATCAATCAAATGTTGCTTTTGTTTTTATTGGTTTTAATAATGCTAATTTTGATAACTTTATTTTCTTAGAAGGTCTATTGAAATATAAAGATACAGAAATTGGAGTTAGTGAAATATTTTATAATGGTACTCAATTATTAAATTTTTATATTAATGGAAGACATAATACATTTGACATTCATAAACATTTAATGGGGTCATTAAAAAATAATTGTGAAAGTTTTAAAATCAAATGTTGTGCAAAAAAATCATTTGATCATCATAAAGCACAATTATTATTTTTAGAAAATGAATTAATAAACTATATTTCTAATAATGAAGAACTAAAAGAATATAATGAATATGATGTACTTGCTACTGCTGTATTATTTAGTAAATATAGATTTGCTTTAAATAACATTGAAGCAACAAAAAAATATTCAAGTGGATTACATAATATTAAAACTGTTGGTTCTTTAATTTATAAAGTTTTTGAAGATAGTAAAAAAACAAAAAAATTTGATTTACCTAAATTAAGTTTTGATGAATATGATCATTTACAAAAAAGTAAAATTGCTGGAAGAGTTGAATTATTTAATGGTGTTCAAAAAGTTGAAGAAAGATTGGTATCAACTGATGTTTGTTCTTTATATCCTTATGTAATGAGTGTTGCCCCTGTTTATTATCCTTGTGGTGAAAAAATATTAACAAATAAATATGTAAAAGATAAAATTGGTTTTTATTATTGTGATATAGATCAATCAAATTTAAAAGGTATGAATTTACCTAATATTTATGCTAAAAAAAGTGAGATTGAAAATGATTGGGGTTATGATGGTGTTTTAGAAAATTATTTAATAAGTAATGTTATGATTGAATTATTATTAAAATATAATTGTAAAGTAACTATTAAAAATGGTTTTTACTTTACTGATAAAATGAAGAGTTGTGAAATGTTTGATTTTATTTTAGACTTTATGAAAGAAAAAAATGGTGAAGATGATAAAAAGAAAAATAAAGATCCAACATATAATCCAGCACTAAGAGAAACTCTTAAATTACTTATGAATAGTTTATCAGGAAAAGTTATTGAAGGATTACATTGTGAAAAAACTCAAAGTGTTGATACTATTGCTGAATATGAAAAAATTAAATCAAAATCTAAATCTATTAATTTTATTAATGCTATTGGTTCAAAATTATTTGTTACATATGAAATGGAAGAAGAAAAATTGATTAATAAACAAAGACCTATTTATTTAGGCGTCCTTATTTATGATTATGCTAAAAGTTATATGTTTAATTATAGTTATAGTAAGGTTGGAAAAGATCAATTACTATATACAGATACTGATGCATCTAAATTTAGATATAAAAGATTTATTGAATGGAAAGAATGGGTTGATGAAAATAATGTACAAGTTCCTCATTGGGAAGAAGTTGAAAAAGTTGATATTAGATATAAAAATCATAAAATATTTGAATCTGATAGTAAAGTATTTGGTTCATTTGAAGATGAGTTGGAAGATATGGTAGGTGATGAATATAAATTTTATTGTGTTGAGAAAAAATCTTGGTGTTATTCTGTTGATGGAAAATCTAAATATCGTTTTAAAGGTTTAAATGGTTCCGCTTTACTTTTATCTTTGGGGGAGGATTTTGTTGAAGCGAAAACAATTAACCATAAAACTAAATTAGATAAAGAAGGTTGGATAGAAACAAAATATTATATTAAACCAAATAGTGAAATTTATGTTAATAATTTTAATAATGATAATAAACATTTATCTATTGATAATAATACTGCTAAATTTTTTGAACAAATTTATAGTACAAATGAGGCGTATGTTTTATGTAACTCATTTAGAAAGATTGTTAAAAATAGTGCGAGAAATGTCTCTATTGATGATAAAGATAAATACAATAGTCTTATGAATAAAATACAAGTTAATTATATAATTAAAAAAATTAATTTAAAAAAATAAAATATATATAGTAATATTATATATATGAATAATCCTGTTATTGAAAATCTAGTTGATCATATAGCATCAAGATTTGAATATTTAATACGAACTGAATCAGACGTTGATTTTATAACAGTATGTCATTTACAAGTTGTTAGAGCAGATTTTCAAGATGCTTTTGGAGTAAGAGATATTTCAAGAAGACCTGGATTTTGTATTTTTGAATTTTTACCTGGAATTTTAATTATTGTAAAACAAGAATATTATTTTCTAAACAATACATTATATGCATAGTGAGGGAACTTTATTAAAAAGAGCAAAGGAATTGGAAATGCAAGTTGAATTAGAAAATAAAAAAATATTATTAGGAAGACATAAAAATATTTCTAAAGGAAGAACTTTATTACAAAAAGGTTTTAGTGAAAATTCTAATTTTAACAAAGAATTAGATAATCCTTCAGGAACATTATTTAAACGATATGAAGAATTAGAAACGCAAAATAAAAAAGATAGAGATAGAATGACACTCTTAGAAAGAAGTTTGTTTGATAGGAATGAGTTTGTAAAATTAAATAAAAGAAAAACAGAACCTGCTAAAATCGTGGAACAAATAGATGGTAAAATAACAGAAGAGAAGGATGATAAGTATCCAAGGATTTTACATTATGCTCTTAAGTATAGAATACCTTTAGTAAGTTCTGGTGTGAAAAACAGTTATAAGGATTTGGTGAATAAGATACATAAATTTGAAATGAAAAATTTAAAATCTATAA